GTGCTCTTTAAAGAAGTAGTATGATTTGTTTTATCTAGTTCAAATATATCATCCCCTACTTCTTCTAATGTCAATAAATCATTATTTTCCGTATTTGAATCAAAAATATCTTCAAACATATTATCCTTTATTGAGTTCGCAGAAATATTTTCTCTTTTTGTGTGATCAATATGTATCTTCGGTAATTTATCAATATGTTCAGAAATATTTTTATCATCTTCTACAAAAAAAAGAATACCATTATTCGTATTGAAATAATCAGATTTATATAAATAATCAATGTCATCTAATACGTTTACTTTGAAATCCTTTTTAATACCAAAATACATTCCATAAAACTCAAGACCGTGAATAAATCCATATTTACTGAGAACCTCTCCAGATAAATAAGAGAAAAATCCATCAACATATGCAGAATTATTTACATCATATAATTTAGATGCTAAATCTGGATGAATATCATCTTGGACATTTTTTGGTAATATACAATCATCTATCGAGAAATTATATTTTCCAATAAAGTATTTAAATGGATCCAATACAGGCGCATATTTGATAAAAACATTTTGATTAATAAGTTCATTATCTTTCTTTTTTAATTGATATATAATTGTCGAATCCTCTGACATTGAAATCTCATTAAGGTATATACCATTATTTAAATTAAAAGAATTATAATTTGTATCATTTAATTCGAAAAACTTACTATATATTGGAATATAATTCTGGATATCGACAAAATCGTGGATTTTTGAATCTCTAAATTGTTCAAATAAAATAGCATTTTTGCGTTTTTCGTAATTTAATTGAATCACTGATTTCTGTATCATTTAGGTAAATAATATATAATTAATATTCTTTTTAAACTTATTATGTGAATAAAACGTATTCGTTATATCATTATAATAATAGACCAAGTATTATTATAATGACATTGGAACTGAAAAAGTTCGATATGAAGCTTATCAGTTTTAAACCAAATGAAATGAAGGCACCTGTTTGCGTATTAATTGGAAGAAGAGGAACTGGTAAGAGTTATCTTGTGCGTGATTTACTTTTCTATCATCAAGATATACCTATTGGCGTTGTTGTTGCTGGAACAGAAGAAGGTAATGGATATTATGGTAAAATGGTTCCTAAACTATTCATTCATAATGAATATAATACAGCTATTATCGAGAATATATTAAAACGACAAAAATCTGTTTTAAAACAGATAAAGCGAGAAATGGAATCTTTTAAGCGAAGTAATATAGATCCTAGATCATTCGTCATTTTGGATGATTGTTTATATGATGGTGCTTGGACACGTGATAAGATGATGCGTTTACTCTTTATGAATGGTCGTCATTGGCGAATCATGTTGATTATTACAATGCAATACCCTTTAGGTATTCCACCAACACTGAGAACAAATATCGATTTTGTTTTTATTTTAAGAGAGCCTTATATCTCTAATAGGAAGAGAATCTATGAAAATTATGCTGGTATGTTTCCTACATTTGAATCTTTTTGTCAAGTTATGGACCAATGCACTGAAAATTATGAATGTCTTGTTATTAATAATAGTGCTCAGTCAAATAAATTATCAGAACAAGTATTTTGGTATAAAGCAGATATGCATAATGATTTCAAATTAGGCAGTAAAGAGTTTTGGGAATTGAGTAAAGACATCGCATCTGACGATGAAGAAGAAAAATATGATCCGAATAATGTTAAAAAAAGAGGACAAGGACAGAAGATTAATGTTCGCAAAACAAAATGGTAAATATGTTATTTGGACTTCTTTTTACTATGATTCTTTTTAGTATAATTATAATTATGATTATTATTAAAAGAAAAATTATCATCAGGAAGAATACTTAGACGATAATAACGACTTAAATAGTCTTTTGAGAATAAACCTTTTTTACGACCATCATCCCAGTTATAATATCTATTTTTTCTTGTTTGAGGTGATTGATTTCTCGATTTAGATTGTAATGCAGGCGGTGGTAATTTAGGAATTAATTCAGAATTAGGAGAACTTACTTTATTTGCTAAAACAGGATAATGTTGTGCTACAAAATTATCATCATATAACATACGTTCTGCTTCTAAATCTTCAGCAACAGTATTAAGTTTTTCCTCTGCACTTGATATTTTTTTTGGTTTTATAAGTGAGTAAATTAGTGTATCAAAGTTCTTATCATTATTTAGTTTTAAATATGTTAAATAATCTATAAATTCATCTATTTTTTTTGGTTTTAAATAATATTTTGTTTTATACTGATCTTCTTCAAAAAATCTTTTTAACAAATCTGATTTTTGTGATAAAGTTTCCATTTTTTTTAAATCGCTTTTACATTGTTTATCCATTTTTATTCCTTGACTAGAACCCATACATTCGTATTTATTATATCGTTGAATTGCACGCAAAAAAGCACGCATTTGTAATTTTTTACTTTGTAGTCCATATATAGGTATTTTTCTAGTCCAAGCTGATTCAGATTGAAATGCAGATTTAAACTTTTTATATTTTGGTGTAGCATTACTTCGTCTTTTCCATAATTTCATTATATTATATTATATTAATATAATATAATTATACGAATTATCAATGATCATTCAAAATCATCATTCAAAATCATCTTCCATAATTCCATAATTTAATTTATATCCATTCCATCCATTTTTATAAACGCCGATATAATCATTCATATAATAAAATAAAACCTTATTTGATATTTTTATAAAATGTTCTTCACACCATTTACCAAAATACGATATTAACTCTCTTTTTGTTAATGTCGAATGTTGACAACTTACAATTGAATCTGAATAAAATGAATCTATTACTTCTTTATATTTGTCGAAATTATTAGATTGTATAAACTTATTTTTACTTGATCGCCGATTCAATAGAGTAAGAATTATTTCTATAATATTATCATTGACTTCATTATTTTCGACAACAGTAGTCGTATTCAAATTGTCAATAGGAATATAAACAGCTACTATTTTCTTACCTTTTTCAAATAATATATCGCACATTTTGTTATTAAAAATCATATTTGATTTGACAGAACACATCCCTTTTAAAGAAGATAAAATATTATTAATATATGTATTTTTCTTTGTTACCATTCTATCTTCCAATAAAGGAGAGAAAAATGCTTCTAATTGTAATGTTGCAATCATAATTTCAAACTCAAAATAAATGATTATCAATTGATTTATTTATATTATTTTCTTATATAAATTATTTAATAGATTGTGTCAAAATTGAATACGAGTTATTAAGATATGTATTTTTTAAAAATGTATCTGGCTTGAAACAATTCGTTTCATATCCACACAATATTTCATTTTCTTTTATTTGTGGTATAAATTGTTTTGCTACTTTGAAAAAATTATATCGCGTTTCACTTCCCAATTTTAGATTAGGATATGCTCTCCAATTAGTTGCAGCAACTGGATTATTTGTCAAAATATAGATCCTTACTTCTTTTTTATGAAGTATAGTAAACATTTCTCTTAACCATAATAGACGTTCTTTTGTTCCTGCGTAATAAATAGCTATATCACGATTATTTATTCCTTTTGTTTTCCAATTTTCGGTCTCTTTTGAATTATTGGGAATAATGATACCTTCTATAACAGATAATGTTCCATCCCAATCAAAAATAGCAATTTTATTTTGTATACTTGGTTTACACGCCCATTTTAATAAATTATATGCATCTTCTTTATCGAAACCTATATTCGTTTTCAACTCTTTGATTTGAATAGAACTCAAATATTGTGCAAACTTGTTATTTGGATATAATTTCATAAACTCGGTAATATATATTTTTGCATTCGGATTACCATTTAATACTTCTTTATTAGGTTTATTTGATACGAGTATTGGTTCGACATATTTTAGAGTAGTTTTAAATTGTTTAATCATTTCTGGCGTATTGTCATAAAAACGGATCATAGTATTTTTTGTTAAATTATTTTTTATTTGTGAAATCATATTTCGTTTTCTAGTAAACTTCATTATTATATTATGAAATATAATAATACAATAATACAATAATAAATATATTTCGAAAGTTCATTATGATAATAATTAATGCGTTAATAATAATATGTTTATAATTTACATGATACTTATTATTAGAGGACATATTCGTAATTCATTTAAAATAAAAGATTTATATAATTTAGTAAAAAAAATACATACAATTTTTATTAATTTAAAAATATTTATACATACTTGGAATATATTTTCCAATAATATTAGTTGGAGAGAGATAGAAACGAATGAAGAAAATGTAAATGAACAAATCATTTATGATTATTTTGATGATTTAAAACATTTAATAAAAAAAATTATTATCGATGATGATACTAAAATAAACTTAATTGGTAATTTATCTGGTAACATTAATAATAGTATAACGCCAATTATTGGTTGGAAAAATTATTGGTATGGAAAACATAAAATAATAGATTATATGTATAATAATATACAAATTGATGAAAATGAGACGATTGTCAATACACGATTTGATGTAATGAATAATAGCAATAATTTTAATATAAAACGAATTATTAATTTTATAATTAATAATAGTACAATTAGAAGAAAACGTATATTTACAAAAAATGTGTTTCTTTTTAATAATGAAAAACATTATGGAATTGATAATATTTATATAGGCAATATTAACACTATATATAAATTAACCCATCATTTTTTTTATAATTTAGATAATATTTTAATTAATAATAATGATATTAATAATCAAGAGTTTTTAGTTTTTAGAATAAATAAAAAATTGTTTCATTAAATTGAGTGTTTACACATTTGAAGCATTTAAAATCTTACTCTTTTTTTGTTGCAAAAGGGCCACTTTTCAAGAGACTCTGACCATTATCCGATTTTCCCAATACTATATTATCACCTTCAAATAATTCTGAACGAATATCAGCAACAGAAATCTCATCACCATTTGACCGATCAAGCAGGGATTTTTCTTGAGTATTCACATTATTAATACCGACCAAGTTGCCATTTTCATCAATACTCTGCGTCAAAGAAGAGCCTGTTTTTTCAGCGTTACGAATATTTTCTTCAATTGCATTCTTTTTAGTATCTTTAACGCGTTGTTCAAATGCATTTTTAGCAAATGTTTCGTTTTTGGTTTTCTCGTGCATTAATTGATTTAATTCGTCTTCCATATATTCGACACGACCTGTTTTATATGCTTCAGGTTCCCACGGCATCCATAATCCGACTGGACCAACATAGACGTCATGATTCGGATCGAGTTCTCTCAACATTTTACAGCGTAACTCAGCTTCTTCCTGCGTAGGATACACTCCACGTATTTTAAGACCACGAACTGATGTTTGAAAATGATATTGCGTATTAAAAGAATTATCAAGACGCTCTTCATTTTGATCTAAATATGTTTTAAAATCGTCTTCTATTGATGACTGAATAAGTTTGTCTCTTTCTTCTTTTACAAACTCATTAAAATCATTTGTTATATCATTAAAGTTTAATTTATATTTATATGAGAGAAAGTTTAGGAATAATAGTGTTTTTTCCATACTCTTATTGAAATCCCAGGATTTTAAAAACTCTTGGAAATAAAATAGCTGTTTGTTTTTTAGAATCTTATCAGGTGAAACAAAAGATACACATACAAACTTTTGTCCAGCAATAGGTTTATCTTCTTCTAATAAATCGACAAATTTAGAATGTTTTGTGGAAGAAGTCATAATATCAATGTATTTTATATTTTTAAGTATTTATAATAACTATTTATAATACTAATTTATTTTCTACTAAAATAATATAATGTTTGATATTTCAGAAATAATCAAAAGAATTATTAAATATCTTGTCGAAGGTTTAATGGTTGCAATTGCGGCATATGCTATACCTCAACGATCATTGAATATTGAAGAAATATCGCTTATAGCACTAACTGCGGCAGCAACATTTAGTATTCTAGACTGCTATGTTCCAAGTATAGGCGTATCAACACGTACTGGTGCTGGATTTGGTATAGGTGCGAATATGATTGGATTTCCAGGAGGATTATAAAGATAAGAATATACAATATTAATATAATCATATTATCTTATTATTAGCATAATATGTAGTATCAACAAATAATTTATACTACATATTATTATATGTCAAACTGTAGTCAATTAATACAGACACTTTTTTTTATCAATAAACAAGAATATATAAATGGAATGTTAAATAGATATGATTCAAATACATCAAATAATATTCATCATTATAGTATACAAATAAATGGATCAAATCGAGAATATATAATGATAAATACACATAGACAAATAAATAATAACAAAATATTATTATGTTTTCCTGGTGGTGGAGAATATGTAAATGAGTTTATTTCATATACACAAATTGATCATATTGGAACGCCTGTTATTGTATTTTTAGGACAATCTACTAAGAATACTTATTCATTTCAAAACTCATTTCCGTGGTTATACAAGGATGAATATCAAAATGATGTATTATTTGTCGATACAGTAATGAATAAACATTGTATAAATGTGAAGCAAAAGCAAATATATTTAACTGGTAAATCAGATGGAGGTGGATTTGCAATATTATATGCAAATATATCTATATATAAAAAGTATATAAAGGCGATATGTATATGTTCTGATGCGCATTTCGGATTAAATAGTAAAGACAATATTGGAATATATAGTTCATTTAACTGCTTTAAAGGAAAAAATGGTGTCATTATTCCTCGTAATATAATATTACCTCCTCAACACGTATCTCTATTTATAATACACGGAACGGCAGATACAGTTATGCCTTATTACGGGAATAACTATATAAATAGTAAAGCGATAACCAGCCGAAAACAAACATTATGGACAAAAATTGACCCATCTGTAAATGGACCACCTGACCAGTCGATTTCGACAAGTAATACATATACTCCGAATATAAATGATTATGTCGAAAAAATGAAGAAACAATATTATTATCAATTTAAACAACATAACTTCGTAGATGATCCAAATTATTCATTATACTCATATAGTAATAAAAATAATAATGTTATTAATTTTATTACTATAAATGGACAAAATCATTGTTGGTCAGGACACGAACATTCAGGACCTGAATCTAATGAACCAGTAAACTTTTACTTAGATGCGACTTATCTACTCATACTTTTCTTTGAGCTGGATATCGGAAATTATATTCCTACTATAGATACAATACCTACTGGTTTTATAAATTATCAAAATGAACTCGTAAATGAATGAATGAATGAATGAATGAATGAATGAATGAAATAATTATATAGTTGATATAAACTCCCAATTCAATTCTTCACATATTTTGCGCCATATTGTGTCTTGTTCAATCAATTTTTCTCTGTCTTTTAACATAGGTATTTCTTTTAAATACGATTTTTCATCGAGTAATTCAAACAATTTATATAGGACATAATAATAATGTAAGAAATTAACTCTATAATCAGGACAATGACGTGCATAAGGATACTGTATTTCCATAAAAAAATTACATAATGTATCTTCTAATTCTTGTGATATGATTGGTGGAGATATACCCAATTTATCTTTAATGAAATTAATATGTTCATAATACTTATTATATCCTAATTTTTTCAATAATAATTTGGTATCATTATAAGTTATATTATTAATATTAATTCTCTCTTTTTTAATTTGATTATTCAAACTTTCAATAACATTATTTGGAATCAGGGTCGTTTCTTTTCCTTGAAATTGAGCCAAGATTTCTTTAAAATGATTGATTTTCTTATAAGCGTAGAAACATATTTCTTTTGGCGGCTCTTTATAAGAAGGTTTGTCATTTTCAATAAGATATCGTTTATTACTAAAACAAATGTTACACATTAATATACCTTCATCATCAATTGGTATATATTCGCCTTTATGACAATAAGAACATATATCACTCTGTTGAATATAATCTTCGGTATTAATGAATGAATTATCAATATTACTCAAATATTTAGAAAAAATATTATGATTTTTTTTCTCGATTTTATTAGGTTCAATATCGTCATTTTTTATTTTAAAAAATGTATTAAGCATTTTATTTTTATTTGGTGTTTCGCCTTGTGAAATGCTTTTTTTATTTTCAAAGTAATCGAAAATATATTTAGAATTATCCAAATAATAATTTAATCGCCGGTTTTCCAATGTGCGAATATTGTTTTTGATTTCTTTTATTTGATCTTTCATATCCATTATCTGTTCTATATTGTATTTTTTGATATTGATATTATTTTGTGTTTCCAATAGTTTAGTCAACTTCGCAATATCTGAATATAATTTTGGTAATTTTTCATTTTCATCTAGGTCAAACTCATTAATAAAATCATTATGTTTTGTATCTAATGAATATATTATATTTCGGCTTAGTTTAAGTGTAGATTTGGTTGGTTTAGGTTTAAAAGAAGGCATATATATTTTAATATTTAATTATTTAATTGGTAATTAAGTAAAAGTAATCTAATTATGAATAATAGTATAATTTAAAATATAAATTGCTGAAATAATATTATGGATTTAAATATACATTTAGAACAAAATCAGAACATCAAAATTGGACACATACAATTTCAAAAAATGTTATTTATTTTTAATGCTATTAATGATGGATGGATCATTAAGAAAGAAGATGATTCTTATGTATTTACAAAACCACATCACAACAAGAAGGAGATATATAGAGACGATTATCTATCTCTATTTATAAAAAATAATTTCAATACTGATAATTTATAATTGTACATTTTACATTTTACATTTTACATTTTACATTTTACAATTGAAATAATCAAAATAGATGGAAAATGTTTTCTCGATAATTATATATTCTACTATATACTTATCTAATGATTTATTATAAAATAAAGATTTTTCGTTTGTGTAGACATAATATATATTTAAATTAAAAACTCAAATTTTTTTCTTTAGCAATAATATAAACTATGGGCGGTGGTTTAATGCAGTTAGTCGCATATGGCGCACAAGATGTTTACCTTACTGGAAATCCTCAAATTACCTTTTGGAAAGTAACATACAGACGTTATACTAATTTTGCAATTGAATCAATCGAACAAACATTTAATGGACAAGCAGATTTTGGACGACGTGTTACTTGCACCATCAGTCGTAATGGTGATTTAGCATATCGCACATATCTACAAATAACTGTCCCTGAAATCAATCAATATATGGGCAATTCGACATCACTTGCTTCAGGTTCTCAATCTGTTTATGCACGTTGGTTAGATTTTCCTGGAGAACAAATGATCGCTCAAGTTGAAGTTGAAATTGGTGGTCAACGAATTGATCGCCAATATGGCGATTGGATGCATATCTGGAATCAATTAACTATTACTGCTGAACAAGAAAGAGCATACTTTAAGATGGTTGGTAATACAACCCAACTCACCTTTATCACTGATCCTTCTTTTGCCGATATTGATGGTCCTTGTGACTCTTTGGCACCACGACAGGTTTGTGCTCCTCGTAATGCTCTTCCAGAAACCACTCTTTACATTCCTCTTCAATTTTGGTTCAATAGTAACCCTGGACTTGCTCTCCCTTTGATTGCTCTTCAATATCACGAAGTCAAGATTAATCTGGATATTCGTCCTATTGATGAGTGTCTATGGGCTGTTACTACATTATCGTGTAACACAAATGGATCTAATCCTAATACTCAACTTCCTATTGGAAATACCGTTGCTGCAACAATCGCATATAATCAGTCAATGGTTGCTGCTTCTTTATATGTCGATTATGTCTTTTTGGATACAGATGAGAGACGAAGATTTGCCCAAAATCCTCACGAATATTTGATTACTCAATTACAGTTTACTGGTGATGAAAGTGTAGGGTCGTCTTCTAATAAGATCAAACTGAACTTTAATCACCCAGTCAAGGAATTGATTTGGGTTGTTCAACCTGATCAAAATGTGGATTACTGTTCATCTCTTTTATGTGATGCTTTATTGTTCAAGGTTTTAGGAGCACAACCATTCAATTATACTGATGCGATTGATGCTTTACCAAATGCTATTCACGCGTTTGGTGGTCCAAATGAAGTTACTGCCGGAAATTATATTGATGCGCGTGGTCTATTTGAAGATGCAGGAGCAGAAGATGCTTGGACTCCAAATAACTTTACTGGTTATTGGAATGGTCCAAATGATCCTTACAATGAACCTAACTTTGGTGGAAAGAATGTCCCAGTTAATAGTAATTTAGCTGCAAATAATCCCGCTTTACAATCAGCTTTAGCTGGTGTTGGAGTTGGTGGATATGGAGGATATGGAGGATATGGAGGATATGGAGGATATGGAGGATATGGTAATGGACTGAGTTCAGGTTCTGGAGCACAAGGAACAGGTGTTACTTCAATTGAAAATAAAAATCCAAATCATAATTCTAACTCATCTGTTTCTGATGCAGGAACATTTGTTATGTCTGAATGTTCATTGGATATGCATTGTTGGGGACAAAACCCAACGGTTGTTGCTAAGCTCCAGCTGAATGGTCAAGATCGTTTCTCTGAGCGCGAAGGATCTTACTTTTCTTGGGTTCAACCTTTCCAGTGCCATACTCGCAATCCTGATGAAGGTATTAATATCTACTCTTTCGCATTGCGACCAGAAGAACATCAACCTTCTGGAACTTGCAACTTCTCCAGAATTGATAATGCTACTCTCCAGCTCGTGTTGTCGAATGCCACTGTGGAAGGAACCAAGACTGCCAAGGTGCGTGTCTATGCCACAAACTATAATGTTCTGAGAATTATGTCTGGGATTAAATCCTCCTGTCCCAAACAGTTGGCCGCCTTACTAGATATTTGCTTCCTAGTATGGGTAAACGGTGTAAAGCAAATATGTGCTCTAAGCACATCATATAACCAGCTAGTCTTTGCTTAAACGCAAAGGCAACATTTCTAAATTGCAGGAACGTCCTTATAGCCTCTTCTACTACTTCATTATGCGAAAGTGTAATGAATACCCAGGGTAATGACCTCGGGCATAGTAATAACGAAGAGGATTGGATAATCTGCAGCCAAGCTCCTAAGTGCGCTATCGCAAGCATATGGAGAAGGTTCAGAGACTATAATGGAATGGGTTTGAGAGATCTAGCAAATCTCTATGATAACTTAAGGAATAGTCCATGCTCAAATAGAAATATTTGGGTTCTAAAACCAAGCTTTTAAAAAGTCTGTTTAGGGTTTGAATAGACAATGAAAAAGTGCGTTTTAGGGGGAGGTTTAGCGTACTCCAATTAATTATGGTTTGGACGCATTCATTTTATGTATATATATATATATATAACTTTATTAAACAATATAAACATTCATATTATGATATAATATAATATGAACAATAAAATTGAAGTTAATACTACCGTTTCTAATAACGTTAACAATATGAAAATAATGAAACCAATTTACTCAACAAATGAGGATTTAATGTGCGGAGTCATTGAATACAATGGACGAACATATTATATTGATAATATAGACAAAGATAGAATTATTAATTCGACAAAAAGTTTTGTTTATGCAAATGAATATGATGTTTATCCATCTTATCCAATTAATTATAAAAGAGTTTCATACCTAGAGTTCATATATAATATAAACTCAAATGATTCAAACTATTATACATTCAAGAATGGAAATATATATGATTTGAGACATTCAAACGTGCAAGTATCTCATTCTTATACAGAACAAATTATAAACCAATATAATACGTCTGATTCTCAACTAGAATATATTGAAGGACATTATCATACAAGAGGCTCTCACGCCGGAATAATGAAAAATCCTTTGTGGAGAATATATCAAGATGGAAAAGAGTATTTATTAATGTATTGTGAAAAAGATACAATATGTAAACTATGTCCAATTAGTTATCAAAATATATTAGAATATGAAATGGTAAATAATGATAATAAAAGGTTAACTTGGTTTAAAGCATTAAATGGATATATAATGTGTTCGAAAAATATGTATATTCATCAAATCATTACTGGATGCTATGGAAATGGAAAAGGTACAAAAGTAATTAGCATAGATCAT